GAACATTCATGGGTTTTCAACATCTCAATTCATTTATGAAAAACTTATCTCAGCTAGAGAAAAAATCTTAAATGAAAACTTAAATGTAGAAATTAATGATGACACTATATCTAGATTTATGGTATATGTGAAACTGAATGACGAATTTGATTCACTTAACAAAGTAGGGGAAAACTAACAATGAAAATGTTTAACACATATGGAGGAGTGTTTGATTATGAGCTTATCATTGAGTCAACCCCTTTAAGAGTGATTGAGGAAGCTGGTATATCAAAAACCATACCTGAAACAAGAAAGTATTTATTGAAAGGTATTTTACAGAAGGCTGATACAGTAAATCAAAATGGTAGAATTTATCCTAAACATTTACTAGAAAGAGAAGTAAGAAATTATCAAAAGTTTATTCTTGAAAATAGATCAACAGGTGAACTAGACCACCCCGACTCTTCTACGGTTTCTCTTAAGAATGTTTCTCATATTGTTAGAGAGGCAAAATTTGCAGACAATGTTGTCGTAGGTGTTGTTGAAATTCTTAACACACCCAGTGGATTGATTCTTCAATCATTGATTGAAAGTGGAGTGAAACTTGGTATATCATCACGTGGTGTAGGTTCAGTAAAGAAACAAGGTGATTTTGATGTTGTTCAAGATGACTTTCAGCTTATTTGTTGGGATTTCGTTTCGGAACCATCAACACCAGGTGCTTTTATGCTTCCTGAAGGTAAGGTCATAACTGAATCAACATTAAAGACAATATTTAATGTTAGTGATAGGATTGATAGAGTGCTAAATGAAATTCTTACACTGGGAGATAATTGATGACGACATCAACAAAGACATTTTATAAAGTAGGAATTGGGCATACTCCTGAGTATCAATCATCTGGGTGGCCATGGGTGACTGGTAGCATATTACAGACAGGTCAATATTGGACAAAGATTGAATTTCCGAGGGTTACAAAGAGCTTCACAATTATAAATTTAGATGCTGGACATATGCATCCATCTGGAAGTCTTTCAGGGTCAAAAGAATTAATTGCATTTTTTGGTGGTACAAGTGTTTCTCAAGCTGTACAACCACAACAAATAACAAAGAATCATTATGTAACAATTCCTGAAAACAAGAATGGATTCGTGTTTGACGTAAAAACAGATCACGTTTTTGTTGGTTGTCATGATACATCATCCGTCGGTGGATTTCAAGTGTTTGCAGAACTAACAGGAATTTCATCACTTGAAATGCTGCATTTGACTGGCAGCGGTATTGATCAATAATTTGAGGTATTCAAGTGTCACAGAAGAGAAAAATTTTAAATTTCAACAATCAGTATGCTGTGTATACACATATGCTTAATGTTGAAACTAGAACTGTTGAAGTTGGTGATACCGAATCACCTTCTATTCCTGCTAATTTCTCTGTAACATCTAGAACTGCCACAACTTTAACGCTTCAATGGGATGCTTCTACTGATAATGTCGGTGTGACCGCATACGAAGTAGAGTATCGCACAACTGGGATAGGTTCATATGTATGGTGGGCTACCACCTCACTTTTGACAACTACCATTATAGGATTGACTGAAGTAACAGGTTATGACTTAAGAGTTAGAGCTGTTGATGCTGCAGGTAATGTATCTGCATGGACCACACTGATCAACGAGCTGACTGCGGATGAGACCGTGCCTAACGTCCCCGCAAACCTCACGGCATCGGCCATCACGACCACGACGTTGACGCTGACGTGGGACCCAAGCTCGGATAATGTGGCTGTCACCGAATATGAGGTACAGCAACGACTGGCGTCGGGCGTGAATGGGGATTATGTCACTATTGCAACTGTGACCGCGCAACCTCCTGAAGTCTTTGTGTTGAACTACCAGTTAGGTGTGACGGGGCTGGTGGATGACACGGGCTATCGCTTCCGCGTGCGCGCTCGCGACGCAGCGGCGAATGTGTCGGCTTGGGGGCCGGACGAGACTGGGCTATTGGCCACGACGCTGTACATGGCGGGTGCTTCGCCAGTGGACGGGGATGTGACAGCACTATTGGCGTTATCAGACGGCAGCGTTATCTGGGGGGGCACCTTTTCTAACGTGATAGAGGCAGCCTCCTACACGGGGGGTGCTTATCGAGTGCCCTTGGTTGGCGGTGCTGTTTCGGGGCTTTCTGTAGACGGTTCAGTTTATGCCTGTGTCGCTTTGCCGGATGGCGGCGTTATTATTGGCGGCACTTTTGTAAGAGTTCGGAACACACCCCGCCGTTTTCTCGCCCGTCTCAACGCAGATGGTAGTCTCCACGACTGGGACCCGAGTACCGCAGGAGGTACTTTTGTCTACGCGTTGGCAGTGGCCGGAACAGACGTCATTGTCGGGGGGGATTTCACCACTCTGGGTGGAGCAGCCCGACGATTCATTGGTGCCGTGCCGCTGGCCAGTAATACCGCAACTTCTTGGAATCCGAGCACTGTAGGCGGTAGCGCAGTCAATGAACTGACAGTGGCCGGAACAGACGTCGTTGTTGGAGGGAGTTTCACCACTCTGGGTGGAGCAGCCCGACGATTCATCGGCGCTGTACCGCTGGCTAGCGACACCGCGACTTCTTGGAATCCGAGCACTGTAGGCGGCACGTCGGTCTATGCGCTGGCAGTGGCTGGAACAGACGTCATTGTTGGTGGAAACTTCACCACTCTGGGTGGAGCAGCCCGACGATTCATTGGCGCTGTACCGCTGGCTAGCGATACGGCGACTGCATGGAATCCCAGTACTGTCGGGGGTGCCATAGTCAATGCACTGGCAGTGGCCGGAACAGACGTCATTGTTGGTGGCGACTTCACCACACTCGGAGGGGCTGCACGTCGTTTTATTGGCGCTGTACCACTGGCCAGCAGCACCGCGACTGCATGGAATCCTAGTACCGCAGGAGGCACGTCCGTCCTCGCACTGGCAGTGGCTGGAACAGATGTCATTGTTGGAGGGAGTTTCACCACTCTGGGTGGAACAGCCCGACGATTCATCGGCGCTGTACCGCTGGCTAGCGACACTGCGACTGTATGGAACCCCAACACCGCTGGGGGTAATGCAGTCAATGCACTGGTGGTGGTTGGGACGGACATTGTTGCTGGCGGGAGCTTTCGGGCGATTTCGTCCGTCGCGAGGACTGCCCTTGCCCGCATCAACGCAGACGGCAGTCTGCACCCATGGAATCCGGGTGCCACTGCGGGCTCTGTGATACGCGCACTGGCAGTGGCTGGAACAGACGTCATTGTTGGTGGAAACTTCACCACTCTGGGTGGAGCAGCACGACGATTCATCGGCGCTGTACCACTGGCCAGCAATACCGCGACTTCTTGGGACCCCAGTACTGTCGGGGGTGCCACAGTCTACGCGTTGGCAGTAGCCGGAACAGATGTCATTGTTGGAGGGAGTTTCACCACTCTGGGTGGAGCAGCCCGTAACTTCATTGGTGCCGTACCACTGGCCAGCAACACCGCGACTGCATGGAATCCGAGTACCGCAGGAGGCAGCTTTGTCGCTGCACTGGCAGTGGCTGGAACAGACGTCATTGTTGGTGGAACCTTCACCACTCTGGGTGGAACAGCCCGACGATTCATCGGCGCTGTACCACTGGCTAGCGACACAGCGACTGCATGGAATCCGAGCACTGTCGGGGGTGCCATAGTCAATGCACTGGCAGTGGCCGGAACAGATGTCATTGTTGGAGGGAGTTTCACCACACTCGGAGGGGCTGCACGTCGTTTTATTGGCGCTGTACCACTGGCCAGCAATACCGCGACTGCATGGAACCCTAGTACCTTAGGCGGTAGCGCCGTCTCTGCTCTGGCAGTGTCCGGAACAGACATCATTGTTGGAGGCAGTTTCACCACTCTGGGTGGAACAGCCCGACGATTCATCGGCGCTGTACCACTGGCCAGCAACACCGCGACTTCGTGGAATCCGAGTACCGTCCTAGGCAGTACTGTAGAATCGTTGGCCGTGGCGGGGACGGATGTTGTTGTCGGGGGTCTTTTCAGCTCCGTGCCTACGACCGGTCTACCTCTGGCTCGGCTCCCCGCATATCGTATTTACCGTGTGACTGCAACAGCACTATAACCCATAGGAGTACAACATGTTTCGAGTAATCAACAACGCTTTTCATCACCATTGCCAAGCCACACCCATTGAGCAGGTCGGCCGTTGGCATATCTATAACGTCGAAGACGTGGCAGCTGACTGGCCTGGCAACGGTGTTCGTCTCGCAGTCACAATGTCAGCCGAGCAGGTCGAATGGCTTCGTGCCAACGATAAACCAGGTGACTTTGACCTGCTTCCATTGCCTACACCTGAACTTGTTTCATAAGGCTATCATTCAAAAAAGAGCTTATTGGTATCATATTGATATAAACATATGACTATCAAATACATATGAGTATATGTTTCTTAAATATGAAATACAACATAAGTTGTCAAGTTCAAGTACATGGAGTTTCTTAACAAGAAATGGTACTTCTCCATTTAGTATTTCTGAATTGCAGTCAGCTACTGATTATGACTTCCGTATTCGTACTGTAGATCCGTCAGGTAGGCGTTCAACTTGGTACTCATTGCTGAGCATAACATACCCAGATACACAGGCACCTACTATACCTGGTAATTTAAGAATTGAAACTGTTGGACCTGATTATTTTCTTTTTTGGGATGTATCTACAGATGATGTTGAGGTACTTGAGTATGAAGCACAAGTATCTACAGATGGTATAAACTATTCTGCACTTGATACAGTATTACATGATATTGTATTTATTGAACTCACCGGACTTATTAGCGGAACTACTTATTATTATCGTGTCCGTTCTGTTGATACATCAAACAATTCATCAACATGGGCAACATTAACATTTGAATATGCTGATGAAGAAGCACCAACAGCTCCTACGAATCTAGCAGCGTCCGCAATTGCATATTCTACACTTACACTGGCCTGGGATCCCTCTACAGACAATGTTGCTGTGACTGAATATGAAGTACAACAACGTCTTGCAAGCGGTGTTAATGGAGACTATGTGACAATCGGTACAATTTTAGCACCGACAGCAACACTAAGTGTTACAGATTTGACTGGAGGAACTGAGTATAGGTTCAGGGTTAGAGCTTTAGATGCCGCTGAAAATTCTTCAAGTTGGGCTCCATCTGATGATGGATTATTGGTTGAGACAGTATTAGAATATGAATATTTGCCATTTGATGGTGTTAATGATTATGCATTTGCAATAAATGGTGCAACTAGTTCTGATTCAGCAGGTACATCTGGTGAGTATACATTTGTGATGAAACTTAATAGTGCAAATTATACCACAAATAGAAGAGCAGGTGGTATAACTGATACGACGGGTTCACCTTCTAATACTGATTTGGGAGCACTGGCTGCTTTTATCTATCAGTCTAGTACAAATCGTCAAGCTGTTCAGAGCTTTACTCGTGCAGGAGCCAACGAGGGTGCAAGAGCATATACGTTTGCAGACGCTAGCCCATGTGTTGTTGCACATGCATATAGAAATGGAACATTTAATTCACAAGGGTTCTTTGCTAGAGCAGGTGTTACGCTAGATAGCGGTAACATTTCAGGTACACCTACTGTGACAAGGGTACCACAACATGTCACGATAGGGACGACATTGTTGTCTACAATGACTCCACAGAGCTCTTATAGTAACATACAGTTTATATCATGTGTCATTCTTAACCGCTACCCTACACCTTCTGAGATGGCTGATTATAGCAACGAAACAGATGCTAGAAAAATTTGGGGTGCAGCAATTCATTCATATTGGGTAGCATCAGATTCAAGTGGTACAACAATAGCTCCAAGAAGTGGTTCTGAGTCAATGGCAATAGTGGGTGGATTAACATCTGCATCAAAGGTCGCAATATGAACAGGGTGTATATTTTAAGTAATAGTGATGAATTAGCTTCACAATGTGATTACGGACCAGGATGGGGAAATATGTGGAAAGATCCTGATGGCAATCGGTTATTACCATTTACTTCACCACCTGATGGTCATACAACAATGACTGTCGATGAAGCTAGGTTGTATGTTTTAAGCTTTGAAAACAATGAGTTACAAAATGTTTAGAATAGCATACAAGAGTTTTTCTCATTTTCTTGTCACAAATCCAGAAGTGTAAAAAAATGGGATGTTTGTAATTTCTATGATATACTATTTGATTGACAAGATATTATCAATGATACAGTACAAACATTAGAATCAATATAATCGATAGATGATGCTAAACATGGTGGGTGCTTATATTTACCGCAAGATTAAGAGGAAATATGAAAAGGTCAGAATTAAAACAGTTAGTTAAAGAGTGCTTAGTTGAATTGCTTCAGGACGGAATCGGGTCAGTTTCGGCAAAAAATGAAACTGACATTAGAGAGACTGTAGCAGGCACAAGAAAGCATATTGCCCCTAGGCAAAAACAACAACAGGCAAATAAGCCAAATGATTTGATGTCAAGGATATTTGAGGATACTGCAAGGACGACATTGAAGACGCTTATCGATAATGACAAACCCGGTGGTTTAGGAACAGAGCATGTGACAGCAACACCCGAACAGATATTCGGAAAAAATGTAGTTGATTCATGGGAATCATTGGCATTTGACTAAACAAAAGATTATTTTTTAGTGCCCGCCTATATATAGCATTATAGGCGGGATTTTTTATTTTGTAACTGGGAGAAAAAGATATGGCTGGGAAGGGAAAATATACTGTATACAATGTTCCTAAATCTTCAAGAAAGTCATTTCTTGAAAAGATGTTTTCTGGTAATGAAAGAGCTACTCCTCCATTTTTAGGTAAAGATGGTTCTGAGTCTCTTAATGAAGCGAACAGCAGAGGTAATGATATCTTGAAAGCAAGGTACTTCATAGGAGCTGAATATAACTCCAAAGACGGTATTGTATATACAGGAGATCCAGCACTTCCAGCTGTTGACTTGACATATCGCAATAGAACTGGGTTATATCAGGCTCCAAATACATTAGAAGCTGGCGATGTTAAGTGGTCACAACCTGGTGATCCAGCAAATAGTTATACACCAGATATAACATCACCCGGTCCTGGCAAAACAGGTGGGCTTGATAAATCAGTTGATCCTAATATTACGGTTAAAGATATCAAACCTAATTATGATACAGAAAAAGCAACTGAAAATACAAGATCACCTCATGAGGCTGGTTCAAGTGTTTATGACTCGAATATCTTGGGCAATGAAAATAGCTTAGTTATGGGAAGATCAACTCCAAGAAGATAATTAACCTATAGAGGAAAGAAATGAAAACACTTTATCAAGAAGCAATTGCTGATGCAAAAAAACTAAAAGAGATCGCTGAGGATAATGCTAAAAAAGCATTAGTTGAGGCAGTAACACCAAGAATCAAGGAATTCATTGAAAAACAACTTCTTGATGAGTCTACTGAAAATGATGAAGAAGATGAAGATGATTTGTTGCTTGATGAAGAGCCAACAAACCCTCTGCTTTCAGGTGATGATTTGTCACATTTAAGTTCAAATAGTTCATCATTAGCACAAGATAATAAGTCTGTTGAAGACGGTGGTGATAGTATTCCTGTTGTCGATGATGATGGTAAAATAACCCTTGATCTTGATACCATAGACGTTGATGATGATGATGAAATTGATGTAACACCTGATGTAAAAACAGCACTTAGTAAAATGTCAGAGTCAAAAAAGATACTCTCTAGGGTATCACAAATAGCAGAGGATATCAAGTCAGCTAACTCTGTAACAAAAATATTATCAGAATCAACAGGATTTTTTGAACATGTAGACAATATTATTTCAAGTATTATGCATACATATAAACAGGTTCGTGAATCAAAAATAAACAATGCTGATAAGATTCTGTTTTGTGAAAAACTAGAGAAACTATTTCAAGATATAAAGGGAAATAAAGCAATGAAAAGAAGAAGACTTAGTGAAGAAGATGTAACATTGAAACTTACAGGCTTACCTGATGATCTAGATCTGAGTGATGTCAGTGTTGATCTTATTACAGGTGACTCAGATGATGACGAAGAGCTTGATTTTGATGCTGAAGATGAAGGTTCTGATGACGAAGAGCTTGATTTTGATGCTGAAGATGAAGGTTCTGATGACGAAGAGCTTGACTTCGGAGATGAGGGTGATTCAGACGATGACGAAGAGCTTGAGCTTGAAGCTGATGACATGTCAGGTGATGAACAAGTAATTGAAATTGATGAATCAGTTCTACGTAGAGAAATCAGTAGAATGAGAACATTAAGGGAATCACGTTCACGTAGGGTAACACCAAGAAAAACAGTTCGTGAAGAAAAACACAAGGGTATGAAGTTAGGTCATGGTACAAAGGGTACATATGACAACTTTGGTGATGCAGATGAAGAGGGCGAGCCCCTTGAAATTGATCCACTCAAGAGAATGCTTGCAAGAGAAAATCGTAAGATTTCATCTCTTAAGAGAAGATATACATCATTAAGTAAATTTGCCTCTGGCAGTCTTAATGAATCAAAGAACAACGGTGCAATCCGTGATAGACTTTCACAGTTAAGAAAGTCGATTGTAGAATCAACAGCTAGAGTTAAGAAACTTGAAGAAGCATTGAAGAATAAGGCACGTACAAATAATGCACGTCCATCTCGTAATAATCTTGAAGAAAAGCTTTCAGAATCTAAGTTGTTTAATGCAAAGTTAGCATATGCAAACAAGTTACTTCAAAATGAATCTCTGACAAGAACTCAAAAAGCTGAAGCAATCAAAAAGCTTGATGAAACAAAGACGATTCGTGAGGCAAAACTTGTTTATGAGACGCTTGCGAAAGCATTAGAGAAACCAAAGAAGAAGATTAACGAATCAACAAGGGTTGTTGGTTCATCATCAAGACCTGCAGGTCGTCCATCAGGAGTTCTTTCTGAGAGTGTAGAGACTGACCGCTGGGCAAAGTTGGCAGGTCTTAAGTAATAACAAACACAAAGTTTAATGGAGAAAAAAGAGATGGCAAAGTTTACTTTAGAACAATTATCACAAGGAATTCGTGACAAGCACGTAGGCGCTGAGCGCAAGCGTCTTGTTGAAAAATGGGCACAAACAGGTCTTCTTCGTGGTCTTGCAGACTACCGTAGAGAATCAATGGCACAGTTGCTTGAAAACCAGACTGCACAATTGATCAAAGAATCAAATGGTATTAGTACTGGTGGCGGTGGTATGACATCATCAGGTCAGCTTTCAGGCTACAGCAACGTTGCTCTTCCAATCGTAAGAAAGGTTTTCGGCGGACTTGTTGCAAATGATCTTGTGTCATTACAACCAATGAGTCTTCCATCAGGGCTTATCTTCTATCTTGACTATACATATGGTAATGCCGTCGGCGGAACTGGTAGCACAAATGACACGTACACACGTGGTCAGTCAATCTACGGAAATCCAACTGCTAAGGGTATCGCTTCAGGCTCGCTTGCAGCAGGTGGTATGTATGATCTAGCAGCAACAGGTTTCACAAAGGTCCATGGTAATACAACTGCACTATCTGGTTCAAATGCACTTATTGGTGCATGGTCAGGTGCTGCTGATGCATGGGTTGCTGGTACTACAGTTGCTAGTGAAACAGACTTCTCAGGAAGCAATGCAAGATTCCTTGATTTTGACCAGCAAGTCCAGAATGATCTTGATCTCGGTGTTCTTGACGTTGCATTTGCACACTTCACAGTTGCAGAACTTGTAACCCAGTTCCCTAAAGCAGATCTTACAGCACTTTCACAATTCGCAGTATTTGAATTCGACACACAAAACAATGTTACTGCATGGGGTGAAAAATATCAGGGTGGTCGTGGAGTTCTTAATCTACGCAGATTGAACAAGAGGGGTGACTTCTCGGGTGGTGTATTCACACCAAACCCACAGGGTGGTACACATGTTCAGGTTGTCTTGAGACTTACTAATGGCGGTTCAGTTCCAGCGACACCAGCATCTGGTGCAGGTACAGTCAAGGCTTCTATGGCACTTGCTGATCAACTTACAGTTGACACAGGTACAGGTTCTACATTGACAGTACCAGGATTTGAATCAGATTTTGGTACAACACCAACCCCTGCAATTCCTGAAATTGACATCAAGATTGAACAAGTTTCAATTACTGCCAATACAAGAAAGTTGAGAGCACGTTGGTCACCAGAAATGGCACAAGATCTTAATGCATATCATGCAATGGATGCTGAAGTTGAACTTACAGCAATCCTTTCAGAGCAGATTGCACTTGAAATCGACCGTGAAATCTTGAATGACCTTGTCACAATGGCAAATGGTGCAAACTTCTTCTGGTCACGCTCACCTGGTCGTTTTGTTAACAAGGCAACTGGCGAACGTCAGAACCTTGCAAATGAATATCAGATTGGACCAAGCTTCACAGGTACAGTCCGTGAATGGTATGAAACACTCATCGAGACAATCATCGACGTTGCAAATACAATTCACAGAAAGACACTTCGTGGTTCAGCAAACTTCATTGTTACAAGCCCAGATGTTTGTACACTTCTTGAAGCTTCTGTTCTCTATAAGCCAAAGCTTTCAATTGATGGTAATGGTCAAGTCGGTTCACCATTCACAATCGGTGCAGAGCCTGTTGGTACACTTTCAAATAGGTTCACGGTATACAAGGATCCTTACTTCGTTCCTAACAAGGTTCTTGTCGGATTCAAGGGTGGAAGCTATCTTGAGACTGGGTATGTGTATGCTCCATATGTTCCGCTTATTGTTACTCCAACAATCTTTGCCGCAGAAGATTTTACACCACGCAAGGGTGTAATGACTAGATATGGCAAGAAGATGCTTAGAAGCGATTTTTACGGGACAGTAACAATCATGGACATGCAAATAATTTAATCATTTGAGTAAGTTATGATTTTCCTGAAAGGGTGGGGTTATTCCCACCCTTTTTTACATTCATCATATTGTGTAGTATGATTACTATATGAGTGACTTAGGGAGTGATTTAAAATGTAAAGAGTGCAATCATAGGTCAAAAAGCAATATATCACTTTGTATGCATCTGAAAAAAGCACACAACATGCTGTTGAAAGACTATATTATCAAGTATGTGTATAATAATGTATGCCCTGAGTGCTCTTGTGGGTGTACGTTTAAAGTTGAATGGAATAAAGGAAAAAGTAACTTTAATAAGTTTGTCAATGGGCATAACAATAAGTTCACAGCAAAACATCAGCCTATCATTACAAAAGAACAGGTTGCAGTTAGAAATCAAAAAATCAAAAGTTCATATGATGAAAGGCAAGAAATAAAAGAAAAAATATCATCTTCTGTAAAAAAAGCATTGTCTGATTCGAAATTTGATTTTTCTAAATTTCATAAAGAATTATGGAGTAACCTTTCTTATATAAAGTCTCAAAAATTATCACGTATTTTATCATGGTCAGGCCCAGCAGGTGTTCAAAGGAGACTTAAAGTATTTAATGAACAATTTAGTATGAAAATATCAGCAGTAAACTTAAAAAGAGATCTGAAAAAGAAGTCTAATTCTGAAAAACAGTTCATTAATTATTTAAAATCTATACATGATCCTTGTGATATAATAGAAGATTATTGGGTTTTCTCAGACGGCAAGGCATTTTGTTTTGATGCATTTGTTGTTAGTAAAAATATGCTTATTGAATTTGATGGAGAGTTCTATCATGCTATCAATAAAAAAAATGATTTCACACCAGTTCAATTAAAAAATATTGCAAATGATTTTCGTAAAAACATGTATGCTGCTAAAAATGGGTATAGCTTGATACGCATTAGTGATATGCAAGGATATGAAACTTGTAAAAGCATTTCACAAATAGAACAGGTTTCATACCACAAACAAACACCTGAGGTTATATTAGATGGTATGTTAGAGCTTGATGATGATTGCTTGATTATTACAGGGGCTAGGTTAGAGAAAATTAAAAAATTAGATAATGATTATTTTTTCAAAACTGTGATCCCAGTAAGTATCAATTTTTTTAAATGGTATTGTATTTACAGAAATATAGGCTTTTCTCCTTGTGAAGCTGGATTGACAGACTTATTATCTACCAATGAAGACATTTCATATTCTAAAATCAAGAATATAATAAACAAGTTAACATGTTGAATTATACATTTGACTCAGTGCAGCATATGATAGCATCATGTCTTTTGTGTGCAAAATTTGTGGCCATCCGTCGATGGATAAGGTCAGCCTCGCCCGGCATGTTGTATCCATCCACTATATAAATGCACGTGCCTATACAATAAAATACCTTCTTGGAGGTATCAGTCCTTCCTGTGCATTTCCTGCATGTGATAGTGATGTTCGTTATTCATCTTTTGGATTCAAAAAGTATTGCAAAGATCATGCAAGGCTTGCAATGTCAGAGTCTGGGTCAGTTGGGGGTAAGGCAACTTCATGGAATAAGGGAGTGACTGTAAAGGAAGACCCTAGGATTGCAACATTGAAAGGTGAATCAAATCCTTTTTATGGAAAGGTTCATACACAAGAAACAAGAGAGAAAATAAGTTCGTCAAAGAGACTTGGTTTGTGTGAATTACAAAATAGATTTATTACTCAAGGTGATTCATTCAATGCCTTGACTTCACCTGAGCAATACACATCAAGACAATATCAGTATCTCAATTTTCAGTGTAATATTTGTGGTGTCATTCAACAAAAAACACTTCAGGCATATGAAAGAGGAAGCCGTTGCTATTCATGCAACCCATTTGGAAAATCTAATTGGGAGCTACAAGTACTGGAATATGTGAAGAGTGTATGCAACATCGATGTTATATCAGGTGATAGAAGTATCATTTCACCCAAGGAGATTGATATACTCATCCCAGGATTAAAATTTGGGATTGAATGTCATGGTTTGTATTGGCACAGCAGAACAGAAAACAGGGATGCTCATCGTCATAAATTCAAATTGATGAATTCACTTGGCTATAACCTGTTGCAGATATTTGAAGATGAATGGAGAGACAAGAGAGATATCTGTCAGTCACTTATCAGCAACCGTCTTAAAATGAACAGATATAGGGTAAAAACATGGTCTACACATGTCAGAACACCTCCTAAAAATGTTGAAAAAGCTTTCTTTGAATCCACACATATATCTGGGTGGTGTCCCTCTAAAACATGTTTTAGCTTATATGATAGGGATGAAAATATTGTTGCATCACTTTCACTTAGGATCCCACGACAAAAACTGAAATACCCAAACATGCTTGAGATATCTAGGTACAGCACTGCATTGAACACAACAGTTCCAGGTGGATTGTCAAAGCTTCTGAAGGCTGCAAAGGTTTATTGTAGGGAAAATGGGTACACACACATCATGACATATGTTGATAGAAGGATTGGGTCAGGAATGGGCTATGTTTCTTCTGGGTTCAAATATATTGGTGAAACAGGTGTTGATTATTGGTATACAAATAGTACTATACGTGAAAATCGCTTTAAATATCGTGCTACAAATGATATGTCTGAAAATGAAGTTGCAGGGTTGAATGGCGTATCAAAGATATATGGTTGTGGGTCTGGCATATACATTTTGGAGATTGAATAATGACTACTACTACAGTTTATACAGAAAATGAAAGCCACATCATCATATTCAGTGACACAAAGAGCCCTGAATTTGGAATTTGCACTGAGTCTGATAGGTTACGGTATCTTATTGAATTATATAGAGTAGTTGATTATTATACTCGAAACCGTTTAAATGCCACAATCCACACTTTAAAAGACAGGTTTACGGATAAGCTATCACTTACCAATTATTATGTTCCTTCAATTACTATTAGAAATGGAATGGTTGTTGAGGGTGATCTGAAAATTCCTGAACATTTTGCTTTCTTTAACAAGGAATCATTAATCAAAAACATTCTTTCTGGTTCACCTGAAAATAATGAAAAGATGATGGAATTGATGACTGAATTCCTGAACATTTATGTTTCTCTAGTTGGGTGGTTTTATCCAAGATTTGAATCTGATGAAGATAGCCATATTGCTCTTATGAAATCAGTGGAGAATATAAAGAAGAATCGTGAGATACTTAATATGTCAAATGAGGGCAGCACTTGGCTGAAGAATAATATTCATTCATTTTGGGATGTTGATATAGGCCCTCAGCGGATGTTCTTCAATGAAAAGACATTAAGAGCTGTCCTTGCATACAGATTCGGATTAAATAATTCAAAACCATACAAATATACCTTGTCTAACGGAGAGACTGTATACTGCAATGAAGTATTTGATATCACATTCAAGAATATAAGAACGGGTTTCCTTGTTCAACGAAATAAGGTTTCTTGGTTTAAGCCCTCTTGGGCAGCATACATCTACAACAAATACAGCGGCTCTGAAGCCCCTGTCATATGGGATCCCTCAATTGGTTTTTCTGCAAGACTATTGGCTTTTTGCTCACTTTACAATAAGGGCACATATATAGGAACAGACCCAGCAATTAAGATGTGTGAAGATGCCCGAGTTGTTAGCAAACAGATTAAATCATTGGGATTGAGTAAAGTTGATGTGAGTATTAACCAAATGGGTTCTGAGTTAGACAACATACCATTTGAAAATGATTCGCTTGATCTGGTATTCACAAGCCCTCCATATTTTAAGATAGAAAAATATTATGATGAACCTGGACAGTGCTGGAAAGACTATCCAACAATCGAGTCTTGGGTAGAAAAATACCTTACAAAGACATTTTCTAATGCTTACAACGGACTAAAGAAAAACAAACATATGGTTATTAATATCACACCTAAGTTGAAAAGCCATATTATTGACTCAGCAGTATCTGTTGGGTTTAAATATGTTTCAAATGAAGTGATTAAGCTTGGTAGAGATCATTTTGATAGAGATGGAGATAGACCGGGTAGAAATGAATTGTTTCTTGTCTTTCAAAAGTAGTAGCTAGATATTTAGTTATAGGACAACAATATGACAACTATGATTGATACATCTCCTATTGATGCATACAGACAAGGCGTAGAGTTAATTCAAGAGAAACACTATACAAAGGGTTTAGTAAAAATACATTCTGGTGAACCTGGACATGTGCTAAAACAAAGTGTATTTGGAATTAATAGGAATCATCATTACAAGAACGATTATTTTTCTGATGCATCAAAATATGTGCCAGGTGATGATATCACTGAAAATGATCTTCCAACTAGCGGTTATGAGCAAAGTTTTGATGCAGAGATATATGATGGTGTTCTAGAGCCTCTTCAGGTTAGAACATATAAAAATAATTGTATACACACTATTAAGGGTGAATTTGGAGGAGCAAAGAGTGAAAGGGGAACATTTGTAGATATAGTCACTATTGATATGAGACAAATGAACTCATGGTATTCTGATGATAGAGATTTATCTTTGGGTGATGATTACAGTAAGTCGATTCCCTGGGAAGAGAAAAACAAATTAGGCAATATAGTCAAGCCTGCTACAATATTGTCTTCACACGGTGACTACCCAATTACATTTGCTGGGACAGAAGAGCTAATTATTTGTATTGGTAGTGTCAATAAGAAAGGTGGAAATTATGTTGTTGACTCGACAGAATATACTGTTTCATTTCCCAATGATACACTTACAGTTGATGAAATAATCGATGAAATAAATGCAATTGTTCCGAGTGTTGCATCAAAGTATTCAGTTGACCAAATATTATTTACATCAACACTAAAGGGTGAATATTCATTTATATTCTTGGCAAAATCAACTCAACAATTTATTGATATGGGCCTTGATGGAATAACAATACCTGATGTTGTGTACTCAAACTATAAAGCACCTGCTGATGAAGGCGGTCATAGTAGGATTAGTACTATAGAAAAATATGTTAGCTATGGTATAGGACTATGGAGCGAAGAGTATTCTAGTGCTATGAACATATTAGATGCATATATAGATTTAGAAAATGCTGCATTGAAATCATCAACAGGCAATTACAATTATGATTCAATTGCATACGGAGATATGGTGTATTAATGACTATTAGTAAAAAATATGATAGTTTGCCTAATGTTTTTGAAAATTACCGTCTTTTCAAGATTGATGATTTCAATTCTGGGCTTGAAGCAATTCCTAAGTCAAAATTTGTTAAAATACTTGAATTATGCATTTCTGATGATGCCGGAGATGTAACTAGTGAGCAATATTCACTTGGGTTTGATTTTTATTTTGATGGAAAAGTATATACGCACTTTGTCATTCATGCATGGGGGTGGATTGTTCTTAGAGAGAAAAATGATGTTTTAAATAATTCATTTTCTAAGTCACACTATATATCAACACCATTCTATAATGATAACATAAAAGCAGTTTTTGAAAATTCATTGTTTGAACTTCCACAGGGAATATTATTGTGTCCTTGGTTTTCACCAAAAATTAAAAACCTTGAATCAAAAACTTCACTAACTTTCACTGATAATCAATTGAAAGGGATAGAACCCATTAACAATTCAGTTGATAGTATTAACATAGATGCAATAAATCCAGTAAATGCTGTGTCAACGACTATAACAAATACGAAAAAAGGATTATGTAGAGTAATAAGGTATAAAAAAATACAACCTTCTCCTTATACACATATCTTAGAATTTGAAGTAGCAATATACAAAAATGGTGAAATTTCATTTAATTATGTTCCTATAACTCCGATA